TACACCGAACGCAAGACACGTGACGGCAAGCTGTACAATCTGTCTTTGAAAGTAAGAATGGCAAACGAATACTGGACATAACATGAACGGAGAAGTACAATTAATTGTCAAGAATATAGGGCCTGCCACATATACACAGTGGCTAAACGTTCCTATAAACGTTGCACCCGACTTGGAAAAAATGTATATAAGTGCCGACCAGAGCCCCAACTTTATTTGTGAGGAGTCGCAGCTGCTTTTAGATACTATACAGAGCCAGGGCGGTTTAACCGTGCAGCTATTCGACCTAAACGACAATAGCTTGGGGACCGCCTTTTTAAATACCCTATCCGGATATGACATTGGTTGTGGCGGTGTGTCGCCTCAAACGACTTTAAAATACGACGCCGCACAAACTAGTATACAGGTAGTAAATACCGCCTACTTTATTTGGTTCGCTGGAACCGGTAGTATGTCTTACATTCTCGACTTATATGAAAATGAAAGCATTTCGCAGAACTGGAAGTTTCAGGACTTATCCAACTTCACAGCGCAGGGTGCATTCAGTCGTGAATTTCGCATACCATTCAGCGAAACAAATAAGGAAGCATTAGGCGCATTATTCGATAACAACGTAGAGCAAGGTGCGGAAAACTATTTCTTCTACAAACTGCCTGCTGAAATCCGCGTAGATACCCTACCGATTGCCACAGGTTACTTGCGTGTGCGCAAGGTGTACAAACAGATGAATCGGTTGAGCGAAGTCGAAGTAGCTTTCTATGCTGAAACACCTGACCTTGTTCGCACCATTGGCGAAAAGAAGCTAAGCGATATTGCTGCTCTTGCTGATTTGAATGAGGTTGCGAATTATGCCAACGTAACAACTGAAACAGCTGATAGGATTTGGACATTATGTGATCGTGGGCAAAAGTGGAGCAATAGCGGTGGAGCAGGTTCACGCCCTATACTAGATCCATCGAATCCATTGTATGCAGGTGACTTAACACCTTCAGTCAGTTGGTGGTATTTGCTACGCAACATCGTAACCGAAGCAGGATTTGACCTTGTTGCTTCATCACTTGAAAACATTATAGAAGGATATTACATGCCGTTCTGTAATACACCACAATTAAGTACACTTGGACAAATAAACGACTTTTTATTTTTAGCTTATAATCCGAGTGCTATCACAGCAACGTGTTCACCAACGAGTGGAGATTTTGACTATGCAGGATTAACTGAAGTATTCGACAATAATGGTGATTTTACTCCGGGTTCAGGTACGTATACAGCACCTGTAAGTGGATTATTTACATTTAATGGATTCTTTAGATTTCAAGCATCGTCTTTTGGAGGTGGTGCAGATCACGCACGAGTTACTGTATACATAGGAAAAAATGGAACTGACTTTACGCCTTTAGGTAACACGCCTTATTTTTCTAATGTAGGAGATAGAGGTTTTACTACGAGTATACAATTGGACGCAGGTGACACAGTAAAATTTACTTTTTACGCCATTAGCTTTGCTCGATTTGGTAGTAATTTTTTTAGTGGTGGCAGTTGTAACATTTCAGCATTAGCAGGCACCGGAAGCACCAGTGGTTTCAATTCATTTATACAATTAACGAACGTTGCTGTTTCAAGTGGTCAAACAATCAACTATCCAGCTAACGCACCGGATATGCGACAAATTGATTTCGTGAATGATGTCATTAAGATGCACAACTGCGCAATCATTCCGAGTCGTACTGTGCCAAACAGAATTGCAATCGTGCCACAAAACAACTACATTGGAACTGGCGATGTAATAGACTGGACAAGCAAACTCGATATAAGCAAGGATGTCGTAACGTCTAGCACTATTGAGATACAGAAAGCAAAGTTTCAATTCACTTATACAGCAGGCGAAGATGCATACAGCAAGCTATATGTAGATGCCAATCGCGTGTATGGTGATTTCGTAGCAGAAGGATACACAATCAATCCATCGACTGCACCTAGTGATTTTGCTATAGGTGATCAAAAGATTCAACTTGTAACACGAAGCACACCTGCTGCATTAATACCGGGAACGGGCACACCTATACCATCATTTTACAATGAGCAGTTAGAATTCAATGCACCCGGTCCACGTGGCTTGTTTTATGCTGGTACTGTAGGTATAAATTTATACGACGAAGGAACTAGTAGTGCATCAGCCGTTACCGTTGTGCCGATACTAAATCACTATAGTGATGCATATCCTGAATTGAATGATTTCGATTTGAATTGGGCACCTGAAGTACCTCCCCATGTCACAACAGTAATATCGAATCCATACAACAATTTATTCAATGCGTATTGGCGTAACTACATGAATGAACTATATTCTCCTCAAGCGAGAATAATGGAAGCATTCTTTGCGCTTGATCTAAAAGACATACTTACCTTTTCGTTTGCTGATAAGATTTGGATTCAAGATAGCTATTGGCGCATACTTGAAATAAGCGACTATAAAGTAGGATTGCAAGAAAGTACAAAGGTTAAGCTTATTAAATTCCTTGATCAAATCAATGACTGTTCAAGCACACCCGTTGGCACGACTGTTAATGGCGAAGTTGAATTTGAAAGTGGAGGTGAAGCAGTAGAACCCACTGAAGATTGCTGTTCACGCTATGGGTATTTTTGGGATGAGGTAAATGGCATTTGCTGGGCATTCAACAATGGTGGTCAGTTTCGCAATACAATTATATCCGATGCAACCGAACAAAACACATCGTTGAGTTCAGTTTCAAATTCGGTTGTTAACGGGGTAAAAGTTGCTGTTGCAAATGGAAATAGCAACATGCTTGCTGTTGGTCAGGATTTGAATCTAACCAAATTTGTCAATGGCAGCAATTTGCTAGGTAAAAATGTAGAAGTGAATTTGCCCGGATTACACGTAGGTGGTGGCTATCGCGGTGGAAATCCAACTGGTACATATTTTGGATGGGCGCAATTTGGAACATTTGTACTGCAACGTTTAGTTACCGTTCTTACATCGGGTTCAACTCAAAATTTATATATTGAAGGTGTAGCAGGAGAATATATAAATCTACCTGATGACACTCTTTGGAGTTGCTTTTGGAATGTCACAATAAAAGATACAACGGGCGCAAGTGAAACATCATTGCATCACTTTACACTTGACAAAACAGGTGGCATTGCAACAGCCAGCGCAATAACCACACTAAGCACAATAGGTGCAATAGGTGCAAACGTCTTCACATTTGGAATCGATACGACAACAGACACAGATGAACATCGCATAAACGTCACGTTTACGGGTGGCACATATCCCGATGGATTTGTAATTACTTCATCACTTCAATACCAACAATCAAAAACAGCATAAAATGGATTCAATCAAAAACTCAATGCGCTACATCCAGCTAGGAATCGCAACAAAGAAGGAACATAACTATTCATTGCGCAAATGGCAGCGTGTGTTATGGTATGTTACACTGTACACATGGCGCATCTTGCTAGGACTAAGTGTTATTTTTTTAATCCATAAACTCATCTACTAATGGCTGAACCTACAGTTAGAAAATTTTTACTTGATACCGATCAGTCGGAACAAAATTTAGTCGATTTACAAAAGCAAATCGATGGTTTAAATGCTAAACTAAATCAATCAGGTAATAATACCGAAAAGTTAGCTGATAACGCGAAGTCAGCAGACAGTGGATTTAAAAAGGTTGGGGCTACTCTAAGTAATTTGGGCAAAGCCACAGGTGTTGTTGCCTTGCTAGGTGCTGCATTTAGTACAATTAAAAATGTTATACAAAGTACGCAGCCGATTGCAGATGCATTTAGTGCTGGATTTGGAACATTTACAGACATCATACGAGATTTTGTAAATCTTGTAATCGATAACTTCGGAACAGTTTCCACTTTCTTTCAAGATGTATTCGAAAAGCCGGGTGAATATGTAAGCAAGTTAGGTGACTTGATTCGGGATAACATCATTGAGCGTTTCAATAGTGCATTAGAAGTAGCAGGTAGTTTAGGTAAGGCATTGCTCAACCTTTTTACAGGTGAATTTCAGGCAGCATTTGACGAAGTAAAGAACGCTGGTCTTGAAATGGTCGATGTACTTACAGGTGTAGATGATACTGTAAACAAAGTAAGTGATGCCGTAGTAGAAGGAGCAACAGCATTCGCTGACTACGTGACTGAAACTTATAAGGCAAATGAAGCATTAGTAGCGTTACAAAATAATGCAAAGCTTGCAGCAGCAGAACAGGCGCGTTTAGCAGAACAGTATGATCGTCAAGCAGAATTGTTGCGCCAAACACGTGACGATGAAAGTAAAAGCATTCAAGATAGAATTAATGCCAATACTAAATTAGGCGAAGTATTAGCCAAACAAGAGCAAGCGGAATTAGCAGCAGCGCAAGCGCAGGTTGCAGCAGCACAAGCAACATTTCAACACAATCAAACCATCGATAATCAGGTAGCATTGACACAAGCACTTGCTGGGGTTGATGCGGTAAGGGCAAAAGTTGCTGGTATAAAGTCCGAACAGCTTGTTAATGAGATTGCATTAAATAAAGAACTGAATGCGATTCTTAAAGTACAAAGTGAAAGCGCAGCCGATTTAGCCATTGCACAAGCTAAGTTTAATGCCGATAGTATTAAGAATGACTTAGACCGTTTAAACGCACAGCGTGCAGTATTAGAACAGGAAAAACAAATACAACTTGAAAGATTACAAAGCGAAATTGATAAATATGCGCAAGGAACACAAGCGCGAGTTGATGCTGAAATAGCATTTGCACAAAAGAAGCAAGAAATAGATCAAGCCATAGCATCGAATACCACAGCTATACAGGTTGCACAAGATGCGCGAGAACTTGAACTGCAAAGGTTACGCATTGAAAATGGAGCAATAGATTCACAAAGCAAAATTGATTTGCTCAATGCTGAATATAAAGAAAAGCAATTACTTTATGCTAATGATGCTGCAGTATTAGAACAAATTGAGCTTGAAAAGGCAAGAAAAATCAAGCTGATTGAAAAAGAAACTCAACAATCAAAGTTAGATTTTGCAAAGCAAACATTAGATGGCATAGCCGCTATCACTTCAGCATTTGGTAAGAATAACGAAAAAGTTGCCAAACGTGCATTTCAAGTGCAAAAGGCAATCAGTATTGCACAAGCAACTATTAGTACATATGAATCTGCAAACTCAATCTTTAATAGTACAGCAAAGAATCCAATTACTGTTGCGTTTCCTGCTGCTCCATTTGTAGCGTCAGGTGTTGCGGTTGCTGCTGGTCTTGCCAATGTTGCTACAATAGCATCACAACAATTTCAAGGAACTGGTTCTACACCGGGCAACAATAATACTCCACCTTCTTTTGGTGGGGGTGGGGGTGGTGGTGCGGATACAGGAACACAACCTGCACAATTCAACCCACTTGCTTCGCAGTTCGTCACAAATCGCCCTGATCAATACTTACCACGTGCGTATGTGTTGGCAGGTGATGTATCAAGTCAGCAAGAAGTACGCGAGAACGTAGAAGACTTAGCACGTATAGGATAAAACAATATATATTTAAATCATGGAAAAAAGAAAAGTAGTTAAGTGTGTAATCGACGAAGAAGGTCGTTTAGGTATTACGGCAATGGGCTTAGTAGATATGCCAGCAATCGAAGAAAATTGGATTGCATTGAGCAAGATTCAGTTTGCCAAAGTGGATGACGAACGTAGAATGCTATATGGACCTGCATTGATACCGGATAAGGAGATACTGCGCTATGACGATAAGGGCGAACCATACTATGTCTACTTTGAAAAGGCAACAGTCCAGGCAATAGCGCATCAATTCTTCAAAAAGAATCTGCAACACACCACTAACCTGCAACATGAAATACCTGTAACCGGTGTGACAGTTGTAGAATCATGGTTAAAGGAAGGTAAGAATGATAAGAGCATTCAACTTGGGTTGCCTGAACTGCCTGATGGTACATGGTTTATCGGAACCAAAGTAGATGAAGACCATGTATGGAATGATGTAAAGGAAGGAAAAGTAAAAGGTTACAGCATTGAAGGCTTCTTTAATGAAGTGGGTGTAGCCATGAGTGGTGTAAAGAACTACGAAGCAGAATTGGTTTTGGAACTAGACCAAATACTTGCAGGATTGGGAAAATGATATATATTTGCCGAACGTTGGTTATATAAACGTCATAAGAGATTTAGGTTTTAGATTAAAAAGATAGGGGCAAACGAGCCCCTTCTTTTTTTTTTACAGCATGCAGGCACGCGAATATTCCGCTACTGTCATCTTGCTTGCTTTTGCATTTTTCATCACAGCCTTGTACTGCTTTTCAGTTAGACGTACTGAAATCTTCTTTGTCATGAATTCAGGGTTTGCTTTCATAATATGGGTATTTATTTATACTGCTAAGATAAGACATGTGGCTACATGTAACAAAACGCTGTTTTTGCTACTATACCCAAATATCCAAACATGTCAAATATTAAAGAACAAATCAAATCCGTATTCAATAAGTACGGCATTGATCCTTCAACAGTGGGTATCAAGTTCGAAGAAGAAGCTGCTGCAACAGAAGTAAAGTTTGCAGTAGAAGGCACTTTGGCTGATGGTACTAAAATCTATTCTACCGCTGATGAGTGGGTAGTAGGTGTGGACATCTACACTCAAGATGCTGAAGGCAATCCAGTGCCCGTACCTGCAGGTGAGTACCTGCTTGAAGACGGTGTTACCAAAGTCTACGTAGGCGAAGATGGTCTTATTGCCGAAATCGAACGCGAAGAACAATCTACCGAAATGAGCAGCGAAGACTTAGTTGCTGTTATCGGTAACTTGTCGGAGCGCATTGCTGCACTTGAAGTTGAAAAGACTGAACTAGCTGCAGCAGTAGAATCTGCTAAGAAGGATGCAGAAGCATTGAAGACTGAACTTGCTTCAGTTAAAAAAGCACCTGCTGTACCTTCTGTAAAATCACAAGAATTTAAAAAGAATGCTGCTCCGGTTGTTGCATCGAATGGTTCATCATTCAGCGACTTCATGGAAGGCATCCGTTCAAAAAAGTAATTAATCAAAGAATAAAAAAGTAAAGTAATATGCCAAATCCAGTTCTATTAAACAACACCTACTCAGGACAACTGGCAGGTGAAATTGTAGCAAAGGCTCTGCTATCTAACGTATCAACTCAATACGTTACAATGAAGCCAAACGTACCATACAAATCAGTAGTACGTAAAATTGATGACACTGTAACTTTCGCTGCAGGCACATGTGATTTCACTCCAACAGGAACAATCAACTTGAGCGAGCGCGTTTTGACTTTGGAAGAATTCCAAGTTCAGCGCGAAATCTGTAAGAGAGAATTATTCACCGATTGGTCAACAGCTGATGTAATGAGCGGTCGCGTAAGCACTCAAATCCAAGACGCTATCATTGAGCGTTTGGTAAATGGTATTGCTGCTGCTAACGAATCTGTAATGTGGAATGGTGTTAATGCCACCGCTGGTCAGTACGATGGTTTCTTGACTTTGATCAAGGCAGGTGGTTCAGGTGCTGTATCTGCAGGTTCAGGCGCACTTGATGCAACAAACATCATCGCTACCATTTGGGACATCATCAACACAGCAAATTCGGCTGTTAAGGGTGCTGCTGAAAAGCCAGCTTTGTACATGGGACAGGCTGCTTGGGAAGCTTATATGCAAGCACAGATTGCTGCTGGCAACGGTTGGTACTTGACAGGTGGTCCTGAAGTATCTAAGCGTTTCGTAGGAATGTACGAAATCTACGTATGTCCGGGTATGGCTGCTAACAACATCGTGTTCTCACAAAAGAGCAACTTGATGTTGGGTACATG